AGCCGCCACACGTTCTTGGCAAAATCCTCTTGCCAGTGACAGCGCACCTTGCGGTCCTCGGTGCCGCGCTCGATCACGTCCGCGAGCTCGGCGCGACGCTTGCACTCGGTGGTGATGTCGCGGCCGATCATCGCGCGCTTCTCCTTGAACGTTGCGATGGCGATCTCCGCGTCCGCCATCTTTTCGCCGCGCTCGAGCAGCTCGACGTCGGTGAGCTTCACCGGCAGCAGACGCTCTTCGACTTCGACCTTGTTGGTGCCGTGTCCGTTGCTCGTGCCCATGTCGTCTCCATGGGTGCCCGAACAGCTGGCACCAGATAATCGGGTTCAGCTGGCCGCTACATCCGGATCGCGACGCCGCGGTAGCCCGAGGCCATCGTCGGCGGACGCGACCAGCGTCAAACAGAGCTGTCGAAACTGGTCCAAGCTGGGCAGGTGTTGCCCGCGCTCCCACCGCGACACCGCCGCGCTCTCAGTTCGGAGGCGTCGTGCAAGCTGCGCCTGTGTCAGGCCGCGCTCGATGCGCTTACGCCGCAGCCATTCGCCGACGCCCGTCATTTCGACTCACTAGACAACTATATCTAGTCCACTTTTGCAAGTAGCGTCGGTCAGCCCGTAAAAAATTGGGCCACTCTTGCGTCTTCTCCCACCATTCCTGCATTGCGCTGCCACACAACTGCATGCGAAATCGCGGTCCTCAATGAGCCGGACAGCAAAGCCCAAGACCGGCTTCGGCTTGCGCTTGAAAAAGCTGCGTGAGTCACGGCTGCTCACGCAAGAGCAACTCGCGCACGAACTGAAGTTCGCCTCAGGGACGGTGTCGCGCTGGGAGCGTGAGCGCGGATCGCCACAAGCCGAGCAGCTCGTAGCGCTGTGCGAGTACTTCAGCGTGACCAGCGACCACCTGCTGCTTGGCGCGCCCGAAAAGCCCGCCGTCGCCTCGGACGAGTTTCACAAGTTCCTCGCGACAGCGGCCGGCCGATACGCGAAACAGCGAGGGCTCGTCAACATGCTCACGCACTTGAAGTACGACAAACCGCTCACGGTGGAGCTCTACCGCGGGATTGTGAACGTGTTTCGAGCGGCGGAAGAGGCGGCACACGACGAAGCTCAGCCTGACGAAACGCCAAAAACCCCGTCAAAAGAGTAATTTCGCAAAACCGGCTAGTCAGTGCCGGGTGAAGCGAAACGATCACGTGGTGTGCGCCCCTGCCACAATAATGGCGTGGTGCAAGCAGCCGTAGCTAGATCGTGCGTGGCTCGCACAGTAGATCTCGCCTCGCATGGCGAACACGATCCACGAGTTCGACAAGTACCTGCGCAGCGCGGACGCTCAACGCGCCACACCCGCACAACTCCGGCTGTTGTGCAGTATCGCGCGTAATCAGCCCGTAAGCGCGGAGATGTGTGCCCGCTTACGAGTGGCTATCGCAACAGCATCTGCCGCAAGTCACCCTGCGTCCCAATCCGATCGCAACTTCCGCTCATCTGGCGACGGGTTCGAGGGGCAGGTGGTTGAATTCGCGCTGCCTGCGTCCTCGGGCCGGGGCGACTTTCGCTAGGCGCGCTGAACATAGTTGTCTAGGCGACTTTTGCGTGCTACTGGTTCTGAATGACCAGTACGTCGCTCTGGCTGCCCATCGAAGACGATGAGTCTCGGGTGCTCACAAGCGCCCGACTGGACGAGGGCGTTCAAGCCGACCACGTGACGCTCTACGTCCTGGGCGACCGGGCGGCGGAGTTCGACGTGCCCGCTGGGCTCGGCAAGAAGCTGCTGGCCGAGTGCGGCATGGCGCTGGAGCAGCCGTGACCGCCGTGCGCTCGCTGCCGCTGGTCACGAACTCCCAGCTGCGGTCGTTCCGCCGCTGCAAGCTGCAGGCTCACTATGCCTACGAGCTCGGCTACCGCGCTGCGAACGAGGTTGAGGCGCTGCGCTTCGGCACGCTCTTGCACCTCGGCCTCGAAGCCTGGTGGCGCACCCTCTGGGCTGAGCAACTCGGCATGGCGAAGCAGACGCCGCTCGAGGCGGCCATCGACGCGCTCGTCGGGGCGGCGGATGAGTTCGAGCTCGTGCGCGCGGGCGTGCTCCTGCAGGGCTACGACGCGCGCTGGGCTGCCGCGGCGGAAGAGCTCGAAGTGCTCGCGGTCGAGGTTGAGTTCCGCGCTCCGCTCATCAATCCGGCGACCGGCGCGGCCAGCCGCACGTTCGCGGTGGGGGGCAAGCTCGACGCCATCGTCCGCTCGCGCGTGGACGGCCTCGTGTACATCGTCGAGCACAAGAGCTCGAGCGAGGACATCGGCGCGGGCTCCGCGTACTGGGAGCGGCTGCAGCTCGACACGCAGATCAGCATCTATTTCGCGGGCGCGCGCATCCTCGGCTTCGAGCCTGCGGGCTGCATCTACGACGTGATCGGCAAGCCGCGGCTCTCGCCCCTCAAGGCGACGCCGATCGAGAGCCGCAAGTTCACCAAGGACGGTCGGCTCTACGCGAACCAGCGCGCGGCAGACGAAACCCCGGACGAGTTCCGGCAGCGCCTGGTCGAGGCGATCGCCGAAAACCCCGACCGCTACTACCAACGCGGCACGGTCGTGCGCCTCGAGACCGAGGAGCGCGACGCGGCGTTCGACACCTGGTGGACGGCGCGCGCCATCCGCGACGCGCAGCTCGTCAGCGCGTGGCCTAAGACGCCCGACGCCTGTGATCTTCCCGGCCGGCGCTGCGCGTACTTCCCGGTCTGCACCCGTCAGGCGTCCCTCGAGGACCCCGGTCAGTACCGGCGAGTCGACAACGTGCACCAGGAGCTCAGCGGCGAGTCTCCGGCGCACCACCCTGCCCTGCAGCTACCGGCTGCGGAGGACGGAGCGGCCTAGCGCCCGCGCAAACCCACAGGACGTCGCTCGGGCGCAGTCACGCGCGCCGAGCAGGAACCGAAAGAGGAGGTCCCCGTGTCCGCAGCAGTACCCAAGCCACCGCAGTTCAAGTCCGAGGCCACGCCTAAGCCGGCGAGCCGCATGAAGCTCGCCAGCGTGGTGAAGGGCAAGCTCCAAAAACCCATCCGCGTGCTCATCTACGGCATCGAGGGCGTTGGCAAGAGCTCGTTCGCGGCGGGCGCGCCGGAGCCCATCTTCATCGGCGCCGAGGACGGCACGAGCGAGCTCGACATCGCACGCTTCCCCGAGCCACGCGGCTGGCTCGAAGCGCTCGAAGCAATCGCTGAGCTCACCACCGGCGAGCACGACTACCAGACGCTCGCTATCGACACGCTCGACTGGCTCGAGCCGATGTGCTGGGCGCACGTGTGCGCGACCAAGCGCGACAAGTTCGGCAAGCCCTTCGCGGACATCGAGGCCCTCGGCTACGGCAAGGGCTACACCGCCGCGCTCGACGAGTGGCGCCAGCTGCTCTCCGCGCTCGAGCGCCTGCGCAACCAGCGCGGGATGAACATCGTCTGCATCGCGCACAGCTGGATCAAGTCGTTCAAGAACCCGGTGGGCGACGACTACGACAGATACGAAATGAAGCTCCACGCGAAGGCCGCCGGCATCGTGCGCGAGTGGAGCGATGCGGTGCTCTTCGCGACGCACGAGACGTACACCCACGAGAGCAACGGCCGCAGCAAGGGCATCAGCACCGGCGCGCGCGTGCTCCACACGCAGCGCACGGCGGCATGGGACGCGAAGAACCGCCACGACCTGCCCGAGGCGCTCCCGCTCGACTGGTCGGCGTTCGCCGAGGCGGTGGCCGCGCACAGGCCCGCGGACCCCGCCGCGCTCAAGGCGCAGATCGCCGACCTGCTCAAGCAAGCCGACGCGGACGTGAACACCCGCGTCACACAAGCACTGGCGCGCGTCGGCGACAACGCCGCCGAGCTCGCCCGCATCGCTAACAAGCTGGCCGCGATGGTCGGCATCCAGGAGGGCACGGCCACATGATCGCAGAAGGCAGATGGAAGGCGCGCGGCTGCGAGGCCGCGCTGGCGTTCACGAGTCAAGGCAAGGAGCAGATCGCCGTCGAGCTCGAGATCCTAGAAGGCGACGACGCGGGCCAGCACATTACGTGGTGGGGCTACTTCACCG